CTGCTTAATCAGTGGGGCGCAAGCCCCACTTTGAAGGATACATGATGGACAAAGACTTACGCTCATATCTCAAAATCTATTCCGATTGGATCACACCAGAAGTGTGTCAAGAGACTGTAGCTGAACTTGAAGAAGTGAAGGCTGAGTTTCAAACACACACGTTCTACGACTACCATAATAATTCAAATCATTCGTATGATAAAGAACTTGCTGTTGCATGGTCAAATGTAAAGCACAAGAATTATATCATGCAAAGAATTTGGGATGGTCTACAGAGATATCATCAAGAACTTGCAACATGGGGTTGTGATTGGTATCAATCTTGGCAAGGCTATACAGAAGTTCGTTTCAATCGTTATCGTGAAGATACACAAATGAAACTACACTGTGATCACATTCATTCAATGTTTGATGGTCAGCGCAAAGGTATACCAACACTTACTGTTCTTGGTGGACTGAATGGCGGCTATGATGGTGGTGATTTGGTATTTTGGCAAGATACTCCTATAACTTTGAAAGCAGGTGAGATTATGATTTTCCCATCAAACTTTCTTTATCCACACAGAGTTGATCTGGTGACGAAAGGCACACGATACTCTTACGTTTCTTGGACATGGTAATGAAACCAAATCAAAACTTTAAAATGAGTAAAGAACTGAAGGTTTTACTTTCAGGTCTTAACGGTGATCACAAACTCGACTACAAGCGTGAGATGATTAAAGCAATCATTGCACCACGCATTGAGTTCAAAAAGAAAAGAAAAGAAGAAGCACCGGAAGAGTCTTGATTCGAAAATATTCGAAATGATTTTTTCGTCGTGCGCTACGTATGAAGTGAGTGCTTACTTATAATGAAAGAAAAATACGTAAAAGCCCATATGAAAGCAGCAAGTGTATACGCTGAACTTTCTACCGCAAAAAGATTACAGGTAGGCTGCGTAATCGTCAAAGACAACACCATCATTGGTATTGGCTACAATGGTATGCCATCTGGTTGGAACAATAACTGTGAGAATGTTGAATATGTTCTTAAAGAAGAGTGTCAAGCAACCGATGAATGGATGACACAAAATGGTTATACCGAAACTGCACATGGTTGGTCACGGTTAAAATCTAAACCGGAAGTTCTTCATGCAGAATCTAATGCTATTGCCAAAGTTTCTAGGTCAACAAATTCAAGTGATGGGGCAACAATCTTTATTACCCATGCACCGTGCCTAGAATGTGCTAAAATGATTTATCAAGCGGGAATCAAGGAGGTTTACTACAAAAACACCTACAGAAGTGAATTGGGTATTAATTTCTTGAAACAATGTGAAGTTAAAGTTAATAAATGTGAGGAGTAAATGATGAGCAATATTACAAAAGTTGCCAAGCAACTGGCAGAAACAAATCCTAAACTTAACAAAGCATACAAGTATGATCTTGTAATGCGTGAGTTTGACAACAAGATTGAATTGATCGGTCTTGTTGATGATCCAACATATGACATTGCCGACTTTGTTGGTCGTGAAATGTTGTTTCCTAAAAAGTGGGTAACACTTGATGTTTATGAGCCATCGACAAGGGTGCCAGTATGAGTGAAATTAAATTAATCACCTTTAATACACAGCAGACCATCATCGCAGAAGTTATTGATGAAGGTGAGATTGGTGTTGTAGTGAAAAATCCAGTGCAAGTGATTGCAGTCCCACCACGAAATGCTAGTGATCAAGGTGGTGTAGGCTTTGCGCCATATCTTGCTTACACTGAAGAGTTTGATAAAGGTATCACACTCAAACAATCACAAGTCTTTTGTATTACAACTCCAGTGAGTGATTTACTGGCACAATACAGAAAAATGTTTAGTCGCATTGAAATCGCACCACCAGGTTTAGTGGTTTAATGAGCAAATATTACACAAACGTTTGTGTCCACGGCAATCACATTTTATTTCGTGGAGTAAACAACGGTCGGAGAGTAAAGAGCAAAGTCAAATACTCTCCGACTTTGTTTGTACAATCTAATAAACAATCTCAATGGCGTTCATTGTTCAATGAGCCATTGGAGCCTATGAACTTTGATACCATTCGGGAGGCACGTGATTTTGTCAAACGTTATGAAGATGTTTCAAACTTTAAAATCTACGGCAATACACGCTATGAATACGCCTTTATTGCTGACACTTTTAGAGGCATCGTTGATTGGGATATTTCTCATCTCTCTATCGTATTCATAGATATTGAGGTCGGATCGGAGAACGGATTTCCTAATCCATATAAGGCTACTGAACCAATTACAGCAATTGCTGTTCATCAATTAAATGGTAGCACTACTGTTTATGGTTGTGGTTCATATCGTAATAGTGATGAGAATGTAAATTATGTTTTATGTAAAGATGAAATCGATTTGTGTGAACGGTTTCTTGCTGATTGGTCAAGCAATTGCCCTGACGTTGTTACTGGTTGGAATATCAAGTTCTTTGATATACCTTATCTTGTTAATCGTATCACACGTATACTTGGGGAAGATGATGTAAAAAAGATGTCTCCATGGGAAGTAATTTCTCAGAGAGACACGATGTTTAAAGGTAAACAGCAAACAGTTTATGATATTGTTGGTGTATCTGCACTTGACTATCTTGAACTATACCAATGGTATGCACCAGGTGGTAAAAACATCGAAAACTATCGATTAGATACTGTCGCCAATATTGAGTTGGATGAGAGTAAACTTTCGTATGATGAGTATGATAGTCTTCATGCACTTTACAAGTTAGACTACCAAAAGTTTATCGACTATAACATCAAAGACGTAAGACTTGTCCTCAAACTTGAAGACAAACTAAAGCTAATTGAACTTGCACTAACTCTGGCTTATGACACGAAGACAAACTATGATGATGTTTTTGCACAAACCAGAATGTGGGATGCACTGATCTATAACTACTTGCTCGACAAAAAGATTGTTGTGCCACCACGCCGTGTGGCTAAAAAGAGTGAGGCATTCGAGGGTGCATATGTTAAAGAACCAAAAATTGGTTTGCACAATTGGGTTGCGTCATTTGACTTAAACAGTCTGTATCCACACTTGATTATGCAATACAACATTTCACCAGAAACTCTTGTCGAAACAAGTGATTACACTAGTGAGATGCGTGAACTTTCTGTCAATTCATCAGTAGAAAATTTTCTGGATAAAAGTCTTGATACGAGTGTTCTGAAGAATGTGACAATTACACCAAATGGTCAATTCTTCCGTACAGACAAGCAAGGCTTTCTTCCAGCAATGATGGTTGAAATGTATGAAGGCCGTAAAAAATTCAAAAAGGAAATGTTGAAGGCGCAACAAGATTATGAAAATGAAAAAAATCCAGCAAAAAGAAAAGAGATTGAAAAGTTAATTGCTAGGTATAATAATCTACAACTTGCAAAGAAAGTTTCATTGAACTCCGCTTATGGTGCAATGGGTTCACAGTATTTCAGATTTTATGATTTGCGCCAAGCACTTGCTGTCACACAGGCAGGTCAACTATCAATTCGTTGGATTGAAAACAAACTCAACGAATATTTGAATAAAATTTTAAAATCTAATACTGACTATGTTATTGCTTCGGATACAGATTCAATCTATCTTAATCTTGGTCCACTGGTTGACTCTGTGTATAAAGAAAAACCAGAGGCTTCGAAAGTTATCTCCTTCATGGACAAAATCTGTGAAGAGAAAATTCAACCTTATATTGATAAGAGTTATCAAGAACTTGCTGAATATGTTCATGCGTTCGACCAAAAAATGCAAATGAAACGTGAAGGCTTGTCTGATAAAGGTATCTGGACAGCAAAGAAACGTTACATTCTGAACGTGTACAACAATGAAGGTGTGCAATATGCGAAGCCAAAAATCAAGGTCATGGGTCTTGAGATGGTTAAGTCATCAACACCTACCGTTGTTCGTGACAAGATGTATAAGCTAGTTGATCTGATTGTAAACACAGATGAAGAAACGGTACATCAATTTATTGCAGACTTTAGAGAAGAGTTTCGTAAGCTGCCTGTTGAAGATATTTCTTTTCCACGTGGTTGCAATGGCTTGAAAGAGTATGCCGATTCTGTTTCGATATACAAGAAAGGTACACCAATTCATGTCAAGGGTGCAATACTATACAATCATTTTTTGAAACAACATAATTTGATGAATAAGTATCCTTTGATACAAGAAGGTGAAAAGTTGAAGTTCACTTATCTCAAAACACCTAATCCGTTTAGAGATATGGTCGTTTCGTTTCCAACAAGACTACCAAAAGAGTTTGAGTTGCAGAAATATATCGATTATGAAACTCAATTTGAAAAATCTTTTGTTGAACCAATTCGAACTATTCTTGATTGTATTGGTTGGAAGACAGAGAAACAAAACACATTGGAAAGTTTCTTCTCATGAAGAACATACGCATCATTAAAACTAACATCAACGTTTCAAAAATACTGAAACAGTTGAATGAGAATCCATCTGATTGGAATTATCAGCAAAAAATAGCACAGAGTAAAGTGTTGGATCCTCATGTGTATATTAGTGAGGCTGCTGTTCTTCAACTTGTGATTGGCACAATTGCTCATCCTGATGAATATGTTTTCGATTCTGAGGGATGTATGCCAGCACCAGCATATTATCGTCATACTGCTGCTGTGAATTTTTTGAAGCGACACTTCAAAGACTTTAAACGAGCAGGCTTTCTTGCTTTACCACCTGGTGGTATAACGGGTAAACACATTGACTTTGGAAAATATTACTTGGACAAAGATAGGTACCATCTTTCAATTCAGGGTACATATGAGTATGTTGTAGATGATGAAAAAATTATTGTTGAGCCTGGAACCTTATTTTGGTTCGACAATAAAAAGGAACACTCTGCAAAAAATGTTGGTGACAATGATAGAATCGTGTTAGTGTTTGATATACCACACTCCAAAAGTAATCCATGATACATGCAATATTACCATTTTTAACTGCCATAGCATTATCGAGTATTGCAGCATATTACTCGGTGATTGGTCTTGCACAGATATTTCCAGGTTCATACTGGCCCATTATCATTATGGGTTCTGTGCTTGAAGCAGCAAAATTGGTAACTGTTTCATGGGTATACAATAATTGGAAAACAACATTCTCTGCACTCAAACTTTATTTTTTGATTGCCGTAATATTGTTGATGGGTATTACATCAATGGGTATTTTTGGTTATCTGTCAAAAGCACACATCGAACATTCAAGCACAATAGCACCACAAGCAGCGAAGGTAGAAATCTATGATGAAAAGATCAAAGTTATTCAATCGCAAATTGAGAGGAACAACAAGAACCTTAGTCAGTATGATGAAGCTGTCGATCAAATTATGGGCAGAACGAAAGATGAAAAGGGGGCTGAACGGGCGAACCAAGTACGTAAAGCCCAACAGAAAGACCGTGAGAGAATCATTGCTGAGACTAAGAGGCTACAAAAAGAGATACAACTACTTACGGAAGAAAGGCTCCCTTTATCCTTGGAAGTTAAGAAGGCTGAATCGGATTTGGGGCCTATAAAGTATGTGGCTGAAGTAGTTTACGGTACACAAGATAAAGACTTAATTGATAAAGCAGTTCGACTGGTTATATTCATCATTATCATTGTGTTTGACCCACTTGCTGTGTTATTATTGATAGCAGCAAATCAAACATATAAACGAATCAGAGAAGATAAGGGTGAAACTGAGCCAAACAAAAAGGTAATAAAGAAGAAAAAGATTGACAGCACACCGTCACGCACGTTAGAATCATTCTTTGTGGATGATAAGCACACGGTAATACCAAAAGACAAAATTGCAGATATTGGAGATATGAATGAGCGTACTTGAGAAACTAAAGAAAGCATCTACCATTAAAGAAACATCGGTACTTTCAAAATCAAAGTTCTTTACCGATAAAGATATGATTCAGACTGATGTGCCTATCATCAACGTAGCACTATCGGGTAATCTTGATGGTGGTTTGACACCAGGCTTGACTATGTTTGCTGGTCCATCAAAACACTTTAAAACAGCATTTGCTTTATTGATGGCAAAATCATACATGAAGAAGTATGAAGACGCTGTTGTTTTGTTTTATGATTCTGAGTTCGGTACACCACAAAGTTACTTTGATGCGTTTGATATTGATACTGAGCGTGTTCTGCATACACCAATCACTGATGTAGAACAGTTGAAGCACGACATCATGAATCAGTTGCAAAACATCGAAAAAACTGATAAAGTAATCATTGTACTAGATTCGATTGGTAACTTGGCATCAAAGAAAGAAGTCGAAGATTCAATCGAAGGTAAGTCTGTTGCTGACATGAGCCGAGCAAAACAGATGAAGTCGTTGTTCCGTATGGTCACACCACATTTAACAATCAAAGACATTCCAATGATTGTCGTCAATCACACATACAAAGAGATTGGTATGTTCCCGAAAGATATCGTTGGTGGTGGCACAGGTTCGTATTATTCAGCCGATACAATTTGGATTCTTGGTCGTCAGCAAGACAAAGATGGTACAGAGATTGTCGGCTACAATTTCATCATCAATGTAGAAAAATCAAGATATGTTCGTGAAAAATCTAAAATTCCTGTTACTGTATCTTTTGATGGTGGTATCAATAAGTGGTCTGGTCTACTGGATATTGCACTCGAAGGTAATTTCGTATCCAAGCCCAGCAATGGTTGGTATGCCAAAGTAGATCAAGAAACTGGTGAAGTCTTGGAGAAGAAACGTTTTGCTGATACACAAAATGAAGAGTTCTGGAAAGATATTCTTGCGAATGAGCGTTTCAAAGAATTTGTAAGGAAGAAATATGAAATCACTTATGGCAGCATTATGGGACAAAGTGGCGATCTGGAAGAAGAGTCCGATGAAGCCACGATTTAATATTGACTATGTTTTAATAGATTCTGACGATGAAGAATTAAAAACTGGTGTAGGAATTCAGACTGGAAAGTTTGCTGGTGTGTTATATCATTACGGCAGTGCAAAAATTCAAGAAGAAGAGAATTTTGCCAGAATGACTTTTAGCTACACAATAATTTCAACACCAAGCATACCAGTAGAAGAGTTGATGCAAGACAACGAGTTTCAAACTTTTATTGGTGATATTTTAACTGACATATTACTAAGTCATGCGGAGGCAAATGAAAAGGTTAGAATCAATAATTCTGAAGAATTTGATATTCAATGAGGATTACACACGAAAAATTATACCTTTTCTGAAAACAGAATACTTTTCAGATTCAACTGAGAAAGTTCTGTTTGAAGAGATCAATGATCATCTAGAACAGTTCAAG